TCATCCTGAGAAATCTTCCCCTGGGCCAGTAGGGCCGTGATGGCCTCGAGCTTAGTCTTATACTCCTCCTGCGGGACCTTGATCGCAGAGAGAGCTTCCTTCTGGGCCAGGATCGCCTTCTCCTCAGCTTGTTTCGCGGCAACGGCGGCAGCTTGCTGCTCAGGAGTAACGCCCGTCGTCTGCTGCTTGGCTTGGGCTTGCAGTCTCGCCAACTCTTCCCTGAGTTGGGTGATTCTATTTGCTGCCCCCTCACCGATAACCGGCCGCGCCTCAAGTGCCTTTAGTTCCCGACTAACAGAGAGAATCTGGGCTCCGATCGCAGCGAGTCTGCCCTCTTCCTCAACATTCGCTACGACATCGCGGAAATCCGCGGCTGCAGAACGGGCGAAGGAAAAGGCGTCAGCAACACCCCGGACGGCCGCACTCAGGGCAGGCAAAGCCCCCGTGATCCGGTTAACATCGTTGATGAAAGCGCCGAGTTCATTCCCGAGAAGGGTAAACGACTGCCCCAGGGTAGCGTTGGTCTTGTCGAAATTGGTCTCGATCTCACCACCCAACTTGTCGAACGAGTCGAAGATCGCGTTAGCGGTGAGCTTGCCCTCAGCACCAAGCTTACGCAATTCGCCACGCGTAACGCCCAGTCCACGGGCGATAGTATCTGCAACGGCCGGCAACTGCTCGAGCACCGATCGGAGTTCGTCTCCGCGAAGTGCGCCGGACGCCAAGCCCTGCGAAAGCTGAATGATGCCCGATTCGGCCTCCGCCGCAGACGCACCCGAGAGGGTGATTGCCTTGTTCAGCCTCTCGGTGAATTTGATGATGTCGGCCTGCGACCTACCAAGCTCCTTTGAGGAGACGATCAACCGGGCGTAGAGCTCGGCCGTGGCCTGGAACGAGGAGCGGGATCGATCGGCCGCTTGCTTGATTTGCTCCTGAACCGCGACAATGTCCGTGCCTGCTGCAGACACGGCGCGCAACCGATTCTCGATCGTCTGGTATGAGTCGGCAAGCTGGATAGCCGACTTTGCCGCGGCCGTGATACTGAAGCCGACGAAGAGACGCCCGAGGAGCCTTTGGAGGGAGAGGCCCTTTTGCTCGATGCCGCTAAGCGCCTTCTTCGCATCCTCGGAGCCCTTCTTGGCCCCGGTCGGATCGATGATCACGTTGATCTTGAAGTCGGTCACTTAGTCTTCCTTTGCTGGCTTTGCCACTCGATCCAGGTTGCATCCAGACCCCGGACTACCTCCAGGAAGACGTCGGACATCTCGCGATCCAGGCCCGCGTGCTCCGCATACGCCATGGCAGCCGTCCAGGGGATAGGCCCGATGGTTCCTTGTGCGTATTGCCGGCATGAACTAAGCTCCCAAAATGCTCTGATGTAGAAAGCATCGCCCCGTTGGAGCTCAGGGCAACCTTGGGAGCCCCACTCAGGATCGCGGCCCGTCGATCGTTGATACTGTCCGCTTTCGACAGCCCAACCATCGCGCAAGTATCTTAGCTCCCAGAGGAGCCGCGACTGGAGTTTCCCACGAGGCCCTTAACATCGGGCAGGCGATCGAGGAAGTTCTCCGGCACCATCGCGTAGACTCGGATTCGGTCAAAGATCCAGTCAGGCAACTTGGCGAAGAATTCCGCGGCGTTCTCCCGCGAAAACGGCACCAGATTGCCCTCTGCGTCCTCGATCCCCTCCCAGTCCTCGATCACATACTCGGGGTAGAGCACGCGATCATCCTCCCGGCTCTGCTCGACGTCGAAAGACGCCATGTTGCCCCGCGCCGCCGTCCTGCGGAGGCGCGAAGCTGCCATCTTGAGCAAGCCGTTGCGGTAGCCAACGTTCACGTCGGCGGCGGGGCGCAGCTTCAGCCGCGCGCTGTCAGTAACCTGTGGCACTGCAAGCCACAGGCTCTTGCCCGCGACTTCGCGGGTCTTCAGGTGATCGAAACTAACCATGGTCGGTGGGTTTTGGCTAGGACGATCAGCTACGGACGGTGGGCACGCTCGCGAAAGTCGAGATGCCAACGTCATAACCGAGCGTCGGATCAGTGAAAGTCTCGCCGGTCAGGTTGACCAGCACGGACGCGTCCACAGGGAACTCGCGATCGCCGCCACCCAGAGTCAGGGTCGGCAGATCGATCGCCACGGCGCCGTCAGCATTCTTCAGAATCGCGGCGAACGTTACGGTCGTGTTGTTCTTTACCGCGTTCACGATCGCCTTGTTGGTGAAGAGCATCTGGCCGGCGAGGCTGACCTCGAAGGCGCCCGCATTGACGAAGGAGCCGGCACGGACACCGAGGCACTTCTCAACGGTCGCGTTGTTGTTGATCGTGAAAGTGAGGTCCTTGAAACAGACATCACTCACGCTCGAGACAACATCGGTCGTGATGCTGGCGATGTCCGTGGACGTGCCGATGGCCGTGGTCTTGGCCGGCGAAACCGCCGTGCTCGGACCGGTGCTCCGGCTGGCCGTGATGTCGGCCGTCTCAGTGCCGACGAAATTCCAAGTAGCCGTAGCCAGATCGGCCAGCTTCAGGTTGGCGACCAGCTCGTTCGCGTAGTTGCCCTTGGCGTATTCATACTCGTCGGTGCCAATGCCGCCCAGGTCAGGATAAGCCGCCTCGAATTGGTAGGTCCTCTCGACATACCGGGTGTCATCCGCATCGGCATCAACCGAGACATTGCGAAGGAAACGACCGAACATGACGTCGATCGTGGCCGGGCCGTGGGGGCCGCCGGTCAGGTGCGAATCCAGCTTGTCCAGGTTCAGGGTAGCGCCCGAGATGCTGGAGATGCGAGCGTAGCCGTAGACAGCGTTTGAACTGTAGGCATTCTGCACGGCGCCGGTCCCAGCAACGGCACTGCCGATGTGAATGTATTGCCCAGCCTTCAACCCATAGGTAGCCCAGTTGGTGATGTCACCGGCCGAGACGAGCGTCGCCGTCGCGCCCGAGATGGTGAGGGTCAAGTCATCCGTGCGCAGACCCGCGTATTCCACCTTGGCCGCGCTGGGGGCTGTCTCGACCGACAGGCCCGAAACGGTGACCTCGGTTGAGGCGCCGGTAACGTCCGCATTCAGGGCCTTGAGACCATTGTTAGCCGCGATCGCATACCCGCGCGCGTATACGAGCGTGGTCGCGCCCGCGGCAGCGAAAACCATCTTGCCGGCAAGCAGGGTCCCGTTCGTAAACGTGCTGAGGGCCGCACCAAAGGCGTAGCCCGTCGCGGTCACGTTCAGGGCCGAGCCTTTGACCTTCGCGTGCGTGAAGTCGAATTCCACGTTGGCGAACTCCGCGAAGACGAAGCCCTCCGCGAAATCCTCAAAACTCGACATCGTCAGATCGGCCTCGAGCTCCGCGCCCGAAACGGCGTTGACCACGGTTCCCTTGCGCCGGCCGCGCACATTGGAAATCGGGCGACGTGCCTTGGCTTCGATGGTTTCACCGAAGGAGCCGATGGTATTCGGCTCGAGCAACCGCCAGCCGGTGGTAGGAGCAACCCCGACGCTCGTCTCGATGACGTATCGGAGGGAGACGTTGTTAGTCTGAACGCGTGCCATGTATGTCCTCTGCTAGAGTATCTGCGTATGACAAGGAGCCGAAACCTATCGGGTCTCCTCGTAGGCGAAATTGATGTCGATGTTGAACTGGTAGTAGCCGTCGCTAATCCCTACCTCGTAGGCATTGGCATCGGTGCACCAGATGGGGCCAGTAAGTGTCCTGCCCTCGAAAATCGGCGAAGCTGTCCCCACCAGAGCATCCATGGCCCGCAGGCCGGTATTACCTTCTGGGGTGAAAATCTGCAGGCTGATGATGCCCTCACGACGAAAGCGCCGGTTCCCGACCTCTCCCAGGGTTTCCTGGTTGCCGGTCTGATGGAGAACGGCCAGTCTGACCCAGCTAGCATCAACGGGCGGAGTGAAACTCTCGTTGGCGAACGTGATCTGGGTAGTTGCGCCCCAACCTGTCACGAACGCCTGATAGATCGTTTCGCGTGCTACCTGAACGCTGGTCATTAGCCGCGCCTCCGGGCCGCGATCGCCTTCGCGCCCCTAGCTACAGCAGCCTGAATGAAGCCAGCAGCTGCTTGCTTACTCCATCCGGCGTTGAGCTTTTGGATGTAGGGCACGTTGTTTGTGATGTAGATTGGTCCGGAGCCGAGCTTGTAAGTCACAAGCTTTGCGGCCCCCGTCGTCTGCTCGGCGCTGGTGCCCCGTCTCCGTGACCCGCCGCCACTGCCGCCCTTGCTGCTCGGTTGAAGACCCGCGGTGTTCGTGATCGGCGTCCCGATGTTGGGGACCCAGTTTGCTCGAGCCCACCCAGTATCAACCGGGGTGCCGCCGCGGGACGGCGCCGCAACAAGGTTAGCCAGGATCTGAAGAGCCAGGGCTGCCATCGTCTGTTCAACGAACCGATTAAGCTCATTGATGACGATGCTAACCCTGGGCGTCGCCATCAGGCCTTGGCCTTCTTGCCTAGGGGCTTACGCGTCTTCGTCTTCGCCGTGGCCGGCAGTTCTTGCTCGGTTGCGGTGCGGAAGATTCGCGCCTGCCACCACATCTTGAGCCGGTGTTTGCCCAGCTTCTCGACGATGGACTCGGGAACAAGCGTGCCAGCCTCGAAGGTGACACCCTCGATCAGCATGCGCTTGAGGAAAACGAGCCTGTCTCCAGGCTTGTGATCCTTCCAGTGACGAATTGAACGGTTCATGGTAGCTTTCCTTCGAAAACGCATCGGGTCGGCTTGCTGGCCACGCAAGCCGTGGAGCAAGCCGACCCGAGTTTGAGTCAGGCCCAGGCTATCCCAGGCCTATCGATCAGGCCACCGCCGAAGCGAAGAACTGGCCCAGGTCCGCGCTGATCTGCTTGTGATCAAACGCCAACTGAGCGA